CTGTTCCTTGGTGGTCAGGATGGTGTAGAAGGGCGCAAATATCAGGCCTATAAAGATGTCGCCGGAGTATGGACCGTTTGTGATGGTCATACCGGCAGCGACATCAACCGCAAGAAAACCTATACCGACGAAGAATGTGATCGCTTCCTCTGGAAAGATCTCCAGCCAGCTAAACGAACAGTTGACGGGCTGGTTAAGGTTCAACTTAACGAATACCAGCGGGCCGCACTTTACAGCTTCGTGTTCAACGTTGGTTCCGACGCATTCTCCAAATCAACGCTTCTTCGCAAACTGAACAAAGGTGACCAGGCTGGCGCATGTGAAGAAATGCGCCGCTGGGTTTATGCGGGTGGCATGAAGTGGAAAGGATTGCAGAACCGGCGAGAGATGGAGCGATCCATGTGCCTGGCGGACAGTAAAAATGACCTTTAGCCTTCGAACGATTCTTCTGACCGCTCTTGTGTTCGTACTGCTGGCTATTGGCTATGGCGAGTTACGTTACCGTAATGGCTGGTATGCCCACGCCGATCACATCAATACCCTCGCCGCCGATAAGCGCGCTAAAGCAGAAAAGGCGATTCACCCTGTAGAGCAGAAAGCGGCTCAGGCCAGCGATGAAGGCCGGATCATCTACCGAACAATAACCCGCGACGTGGTGAAATATGTCCAG